GTATTATTATTAAATACTAAATTACTTATTGATGAAAATATTTGAGTATTTAATTCAATACCCAAAATATTAATATCTGAAAATTGTTTATCAAGAATATTAATATATTCACACGAGCCACATGATGGTTCAAGAACCTCTTGAATAATTATATTATTCTGTTCGCAAAAATTTTTAATAATATTTATATTATTTTGAATAATACTATTTGGTGTAAAATAAATACCTTCTTTTTTTATAATATCATTACTTATAGTATTTGTTAAATTAATAGATAATTCTGAAAAATTTTTGACAAGATCCACTGGAGCATTCATATCAATCAAAATATCATCTACCACGACTAATTTTACCTTTTTGTTAAGTTTAGACATTTATAATATAATATATATATTATCTTATCTAATCAATTTTATATTATATTCAATAATAATATAAAATACTAATAATACAATTTGAAAAATTAAAATACTTTCTCATTATTCCCAAATTATATCTGTATTATTTTGAAACCAATATAACATTAAATTATAATATTTACTTGAAAAAAAAATAATTATTATTGTAAATACGTTTAGATATTAATTTATATATAATTATAATTTATATATAATTATAAATTATATATGGAAACGCTAAAAATACATTATATAAATAATTCTAGCGAATTATGCTACATTGGAAAAAAATATGACACAGATAAGTCTTCTCAAAGAACAAATGTAACAAATCATAGACATTGCCACCCATATACATTATTTTATGATGGACTATTTAAAAATAAAAAAAATGAACATTTGAAAATAGCAGAGTTAGGTATATTGGATGGTGGTTCATTAAGAATGTGGCAAGAATATTTTACTAATTCTGAAATATATGGATTTGAATATAATGACAATTTTATAAATAATTTTAAACAAAAATTTAACAATGATAGAATTACTCTAACTAATATAGATGTAACTAATAAAGATAGTATTGTAAATGCTTTCACTAAATTAAATATACTTTATGATATTATTATTGAAGATACAACTCATACGTTTGAAGACCAAATACGTGTTATTGAAAATACATATCAATATTTAAAACCAGGTGGTATAATAATAATTGAGGATATATTTAAATCGTATAATGAATCTGATTATATTAATAGATTAAATCCAATTTTACATAATTTTCAAGATTACTATTTTATAGAACTTGATCATAATAATAGAAACTCAACAGGATGGAATAATGATAAATTGTTTATATTAATCAAGGGTGAAATTGAACCTATTTTTAAAAATACCAATAAATTAACAATTATTACGCCGTCTTGTAGACCTAATAATTTGATAAATATAAAGAATAATATTAATTTTGATTATATAGAAGAATGGATTATTGTTTATGATGGAAGTAAAATAGATGAAAATTTCAGTATATTTAAAAATGAAAATAACAATAAAATAAAAGAATTTGTATATAAAGGTGAAGGTATATCAGGAAATTCTCAAAGAAATTATGCTTTAACTAAAATAACAAATCAAGATACTTTATTATTTTATTTAGATGATGATAATATAATTCATTCACATATATACAAATTATTGAATATAATAGACAATAATAAATTTTATACATTTAATCAAAGTAATAGAATAAATGGGAACAATATAAAAGTGAATCATATTGATACTGCTATGTTTATAATTCCTTATAATTTATGTAAAAATATAAAATGGATTGTAAATAAATATAACGCAGATGGATTTTATATTGAAGAATGTTATAAAAATAACATAGATAAACATATATATGTAAATAATGTTTTGTGTTATTATAATTATTTACAAAGTTAAAACTTTACATAATCGTTATAATATTTTATTATCATATTTTCTCTCTTATTTATATAATACCAAAGAGAAAAACAAGAACAGAATCTATAATACGTAGAATGAAATCCAAAACATTAAAACAAATCAATGTCTAGAAGTCGGACAATAAGAGGAGGATGAGGCGGGTTCTCTATTCCATCTATCATATCTACAAAAAAGTGTAAGTAGCATATCTTGATATACTAAGGTTTTCTGTGATGAAGGAATCTTTTCCAAAACGCCAAAGCATATGCATAGAAATATTCCCGATATAAGAAAATTGCCTAAATTCATCAAACAAAATAAATAGAATTATATCGAGGAAAATGCTTGATATATTTTATTATGTTTAATATGAAATTTCAGCGTCCCGTTTAATAAATATTCAATAAATATTGACATCATCTAAGTCTGATTATAGCAGTTACACCATACCTGTTCCACCACTCACTAAAATATTTTCTAATATACTATTTATACTATTTATACTATTTATAATATTTAATTATTTAATTATTTACGAATATTTTTTATTTACGTTTATTTATATATATTGAGAACTTTATACAATCTTTGAAAAACTTATTTATATCTTCTATATTTGTTCCCGAAACGCGTAAATTTGGAGTAGGGCTAATATTATTTTTAAAAAATGCTATTATTGTAGGGATACCATCAATTTGTTTATTCTTTTTTAAAAAAGAATATAAATCTATATTTTCATCCACATCTAAATCGCAACACACTATATTACTATTACATTCTTGAAATTTTTGTTCTACTAAATCAGAAATTTGTTTGCATGGCTCACACCATTTGGCACCAAATTTTACTATAATTACTCCAGTGTTTTCTTTTAAACATTTTAAAAAATGATGTCTATTGTTAAATGCTATATAGATTTCTTGCGTCATGTATGTTTAAATATACATGATATTATTTAATTACATTTTTTAACAATAATATTATATAAAAAAAAGAATATAATTTTATTTTATTAAATTGTTTCAGCAATAATGCAAGAATATTAATAATTGTCAATTTGTCTACAATCACATATGCAACGACCTGATATCCATCCAGCTGGATGCACTTGGTCATAATTATCATATGAAGAATAATATTGCTCATCATCCTCATTATAAAACAAGCGTGAAGCACATATACGGATAGAACAATATTCTCCACATTTTTTGCAATTGATTGCTTGTAAGGATCGTTTAGCATTGTATGCTAAAAAACTCCAGTGTGCTACGCTTTCATAATCAAATCTATTTTGTTTTTTACGTAAAGACATAGTATATCTGGAGCAAGAATTCCGAAATATATTAACGAGCTGTTTTGAAATATATTTTTTTGCATAATAAAAGCAATAAGTTTTAATAAGTTCCGTAAGAGAATCAGGCAAACAACCATTTTTTGATACAGATAAACAATTAATATTCATCAATTTAATAATTGTAGAACGATTACTCTTGTAGATGGGTAAAATATCCAAAACTTGTTTGCGTCTGGGTGTCAAAGCAACCTCCATTTTAAGTGTGTATATCTAATATATATATCAAAAAAAGCATTTCAATTTTTTTCAATTAATATTATATATAATATTATCTAAAGAGTATTTGCGTATTGTTATTATTACTAAAATGGGCATCCCATGTTATTTTTCTCATATGTTAAAAAAACATAATAATATTATTACAAACTTAAATACTGAAAATATACCTATTGATAATTTTTATTTAGATTGCAATTCTATTATATATGATACAATTAAAGATATTCCATATTTAAATAATATAGATTTTGAAAGAAAATTAATACTATCAGTATGTAATAAAATAGAATATTATATATCTGTTATAAATCCTATTGAACTTGCATTTATAGCATTTGATGGAGTAGCACCAGTTGCAAAATTAGAGCAACAGCGTAGCAGGAGATATAAATCATGGCTTCAAAAAAAGATTACTGCTGAAATTAATTCAGAGATTTCTGAGTTAGATTTAATAAATGAATGGGATACATCTAATATTACACCTGGAACTGAATTTATGAAATCTCTAACAAATAAGATTAAAGAATATTTTGAGGATTTAGTTAGTAAGTTAAAATATAGAGTTAAAAATATAATTATTTCTTGTAGTGATGATAATGGAGAAGGCGAACATAAAATATATTTAAATATAAGATGTAATATACCATATCATACTAATAGCACTACTGTTGTATATGGACTTGATGCTGATTTAATTATGCTTGCATTAAATCATGCTGATATTATAAAAAAAATATATTTATTTCGCGAGACGCCTTATTTTATAAAAAATATCAATAAAAATTTAAATCCAAATGAATTATATTTATTTGATATATCAAATTTTGCAACTTTAATTATAAGTGATATTATAAATTTTGATATTAATATTGACACCGATGTTGCTAGTATTTTTGAAAGTAATGACAATACTACGATAATATCAATGTATAAAAATGTTTTATTTGATTATGTATTTATATGTTTTTTATTAGGAAATGATTTTTTGCCACATTTTCCATCAATTAATATAAGAACTAATGGCATAGATAAATTGATATCTGCTTATAAACATCTATTTTGCTATAGAAGTAAAAGCACTAATATTGAAAATCTAACAAATAATAAAAAAATTATATGGAAAAATTTTCGTGAATATATTAAATATTTATCAGAATTTGAAGTATTATATTTGAGAGATGAAATTGAAGATAGAAATAAATATGAGAAATATATTTTATCAAAGGTACATAGCCATACAAAAGAATACTCTTTTCAATTAATTCCATCAAAAGAAAGAGATATTGAAAAATACATTAATCCTTATGTAGATGGGTGGAAAACAAGATACTATAAAATGTTATTTGATATTAATATAGATGATAATAGACGGAGAGAAATATGCGTCAATTATTTAGAAGGTATTGAATTTACATTTAAATATTATAATAATGGGTGTCCAGATTGGCGATGGAAATATAATTATCATTATCCTCCTTTATTAGAAGATTTATTAAAATATATTCCATATTTTAATGTAGAATTTATACCAGAGAATGCTATTAATAAAAATAACCCCATATCAGAATATACACAATTGTGTTATGTGCTTCCTAGAAATAGTTTGAATTTATTGCCTATACCAATAATGAATTCATTAATACAAAAATATGATTATTGGCACAATGAATATTATGAATTAAAATGGACATATTGTAAGTATTTTTGGGAATCTCATGTAATAATGCCTGAAATAGATATTGCTGATTTAGAGATTTTTATCCAGATAAAAGCAGATGATATCGGTTGGTAATTGCATTATATATTAGAATAATATTAATTAATATCAATTATTAATTAATATTATTCTAATATAGTTATTATATATATGAATAATATAATAAAAAAAATTATTATTAATAATAAATTACACGAAAAGGTAATTAAAATACCTGCACCTAATTCAATGTTAATTTTAAAAGAGAAACTATGCTATTTTGATAAATTAATTACTATAACAATATTATCCACACAAAAATATAAAAAGTATGATATTTTTACATTAAATGAAGCAAATATCTGTATAGATACTTTAAAAATAATATTTACTAAAATAACAATAGCATTAAATAATATACATAACCCATTTATAATAAATGAACAAATGTTGATTAATAATATTAAAATAATACATGATGATATTATTCGTATATTTAAAATATCAGGTACTGAACATTTTGAAGATTTAATTAAAATAACATTTGATAATGATTATATAACAAAATATATAAATATACCAGAATATAAAGATAAATACGAACTACTAAAATTGTATTTTCATCCAATTAGTTATAAAATTTTTGATTGGAAAGAAGATGATATAAATAAATCTATAAAGATTTCAAAAACTAAAATCGTTGAAGATTTTATGATTATAGGACAATCAAATAATCTTGAATGTTTTGATTTGGCCAGAAATTCTAATATTTTTCATACAAAAGTATATGGTATAAAGGTTTCTTTGCAAAATTCAGAACATAAAAAAACAATCATTGTTTTTGGTATAATAGATAATATTATGGTTGATTGTTTAAACTCTATCTATATAAAAAATAAATTATCACGTTTTATTTTAAATAAACCATTAGAGCCAGCATTTATAAATGAATCTTTTAATCGTTATGTTCAATGTTTAACATTAAAAGATTTATTTATTTATGATGATGAAGATTTATATACTAGATATTTGGGATATTTAATACAAATTAATTTAATTAATCAAAAACCTATTTCCCAATTAGTTTTTGATTTTTTAAACTCCGATATATATACACAACGCACTACACTAGTTCAGCTATTAATTAATTCAAATGAGAACGAATATCAATATATTGCATATATGTTATATGATTTATTGTCAAATGAATCTAATGGTTCATTAGATACGCAAAATCAATCATTAATATTTGATAGTTTACCATATAATATAAAAAACAATTTTAAAGATGCTATGACACAATCTATAAAATATAAAACAAATTTAGATAATTTTGATATTAATAAAATACCTTTAGAGCAACAAATTTATTTAATGAAATCAAATAATAATGTAAAAGAGCGGGCTATTATTAAATTAAAAGAAGTAAAAGCGAAAACAGATGAGTCGGGATCTAAAGCAAGACATTATTTGGAAGGGTTGTTAAAAATTCCATTTAATATATATAAAGAAGAACCTATATTAACAACAATGAAAAATACTAAAAATATATTTTGTGATATGCTTACAAAACTTAATAAACATATTGTAACATCGTTATTTCCTATTAAAATATATTATACTAATCTAGAAATCAATAAATACAATAATATTATTAAAAACGAATATATTAATAAATTGGTATTAGATATTGCAGATAATATTAAATTACATATTTTAGTATTAAATAAAAATAAAATTATAGATATTATTAATAATCTCAATAAAATTAATAAAAAATACAATTTTAAAATAAATAAAAAATCTTATTCTGGTAAATCATTAAAATATATAAAAAATTTACTATGTGAATATATAACTAATATTACATCACAACTATATACATCATATAGAAATGATGTCATAAATATTGTTTTTGATATAAATAAAAATATAAATATTACAATTAATAATGAAATGTATTTATTTGCTATAAATATATTACCAGATACATGCAATAAAATAAGTATTGATTTTAATGAAATTGCATTATATATGAATAATATTAGTAAAATATTAAATGATTCAATTTATGGACATGATAAAGCAAAACGGCAAATAGAGCGTGTTATCGGGCAATGGATAAATGGAGAACATACTGGATATTGTTTTGGATTTGAAGGCCCACCTGGAATTGGAAAAACATCATTGGCTAAAAAAGGAATAGCAGAATGTTTAAAAGATAGTAATGGAGCGCCAAGACCATTCTCATTGATTGCTATAGGTGGTTCTTCTAATGGGTGTATATTAGATGGACATAATTATACATATGTTGGTTCCACATGGGGTAAAATAGTAGATATAATTATGGAAAAAAAATGTATGAATCCTATTATATTTATAGATGAATTAGATAAAATTAGTAAAACAGAAAATGGCAAAGAATTAATTGGCATACTAACACATTTAATAGACCCTTCTCAAAATGATACATTTCAAGATAAATTTTTCAATGGTATTGATATTGATATGTCTAAAACATTATTTATATTTTCATATAATGATGCAGAATTAATTGATAAAATTTTATTAGATAGAATTCATAGAATTAAATTTGATTATTTATCGTCTAATGATAAATTAATCATTGCAAAACAGCATATATTACCCGAACTCTTAAAAAAAATGGGATTAGAAAACGTAATCATATTTTCAGATGAGATTATTGAATATATTATAAATGAATATACATATGAATCTGGTGTAAGAAAACTTAAACAGATATTATTTGAAATTATTGGAGAAATAAATTTATCTATATTAAAACAACAAGAGATATATGAGTTTCCAATAATTATAACACATCAGGATATTAAATATAAATTTTTAAAGGATAGAAATGAAATTAAACGTAAACAAATACATAAATTTGCAAAGATAGGAATAATTAATGGATTATGGGCCAATTCTATTGGGAAAGGAGGAATATTGCCAATAGAAGCATCACTATTTCCTTCTAATATATTTATGGATTTAAAATTAACAGGACTTCAAGGAGACGTAATGAAAGAGAGTATGTCTGTTGCAAAATCTCTCGCATGGTCATTATTAACATTTGATGAACAAAAAAACATATATGTTAATTTTAATGATACAAAATTACAAGGCATTCATATTCATTGTCCAGAAGGAGCAACACCAAAAGATGGACCTTCTGCTGGCACCGCAATTACTATAGTGATATATAGTTTATTGCTTAATAAAAAAATAAAGAATAATATAGCTATTACGGGAGAGATTTGTTTGCAAGGCAAAATAACAGCAATAGGTGGTTTATCTCTCAAACTTTTAGGAGGAATACAATCTGGTATTAAAACATTTATTTTTCCAAAAGAAAATGATAAAGATTTTGATGATTGGTTACAAAAATATAAAGGTAATTTAGATGATATTATATTTAAATCTGTTGATAATATAGAAGATATATTGCATATAGTATTTGAATAATACTTTTTTATAATAACAACTCTATATATTAATATATATATATATATTAAATGCCAATGGATCTTACATTAACTAATATATTTCAATTTATATCTGCTATCTCTCCAATATTGCTAGGGTTTTTTATGATTATGATATCTATTTTTAATCAAGATTTAAAAGGATTTATTTATTTAGCTGGTATATTAATTACCGGAGTAGTCAATATTTTTTTATTAAATATGATTGGAAGTATGAAATCAGATGATACTCATGCATCTTGTTCTTTGGTTAATCTTCCATATAATGCTTCAAAATTTAATAATCCATCTCTTAATAGTGTATTTATAGCATTCACTCTAATATATTTATTATTACCTATGAAAGAAACAAATCAGTTAAATTACCCTATTATATCTTTTATATCTATATTATTTGTTATTGATGCTATTAATAAAGTATCAAGCAAATGTACCACTATAGCAGGAGTCATAACTGGTCTATTATTTGGGTTTTTATTTGGAGGACTTTGGTATGTTATATTTCGTGCAAGTGGATATACATCTTTATTATATTATGATAATATTGCATCTAATAAAGTCTATTGTTCTAGACCAAAAAAACAAGCATTCAAATGTTCTGTATATAAAAATGGAGAATTAGTTAAAACTCTTTAAATTACTTTACGGATTGAAATACTTTTGATTAATACTAATCCATTGAATAAATTCTTTTATCATATTATTTTTATTAAAAGTATTATTCATTAATGTCATATTTCTATATTTAACATTAAATGACTCAATAAAAGCAAGAATCACATTTTTAGTGCTTAAATTTATATATATATTATCTGCTTGTTCTATAGAAAATAATGGTTTTCGTTTATTTATATTAACCTTATTATGAAAATCAATAAAAAATAATTGCAAATTTCTATTAGATTGTAAAATTAATTTTTTATTTGCAGATAATATTAATTTTGTAGCATGTTCTTTACATATAGGGCATGGTAAATTGGTACAAATAGATATCAATACATTCCAAAAATCATTTTTAATTAATGCAAATTCATTATAATTTTTTATTTTATATGATAATGTATGGAATAAATTCCAACACGGAGGACCCCAATAACTAGTAGTCATATATAATAATATTATTATTTATTATTATTTATTGTTAATTACTTAAAGTATATTAAATATATTATATAAATAATAAATTAATTATACATTATGAGTTTATTTCATTATGATTTTTCATATAATATTATATTAAATAATACTGTTTCTAATAATGATGTGTCAAATAATATTATATTAAATAATACTGTTTCTAATAATGATGTGTCAAATAATAATATATTAAATAATACTGTTTCTAATAATGATGTGTCAAATAATAATATATTTTTTAATGATATATCAAATAATGAGACTTTTGTTTCTTATATAGGAAATTATAATATTGAAGGAAATATGAATTTTTATTCAGAGCTTCTTAAAAATGATGATGCAGATAATACCAATAATACAGATAAATGTTTAATATCACTAGAACCACTAAATGATACATGCATTACTTTATTATGTGGTCATAAATTTAATTATATACCATTATATAGAGAGATATATCAAAAAAAAATAGTAGTTAATATATTAGATATTAAATTATTAAAACATCAAATTAAATGTCCTTATTGTAGAACTATAATAAATAATATATTACCTGCTACAATAGATATTTATAGTGTTCATCATATCATAGGCATTAATAAACCAGAAACATTACAAATGAAAATCCAATGCAAAGATAGTGAGCAATGTCATCAGCATACATATATTACACCATATGGTGCATATTGTAAAATACATTACACAAAATATAAAAAATCATTAAAAACTATTAAAACTATTAAAAATAAAAAATTAGACTTTACTGAAAAATTATCAGAGAATAACTCTATAGAATCTATAGAGAAATATAGTAAATATACAATTATTACTTTAAAAAAAATGTTAAGGGATGCAGGTCTACCCGTATCTGGAAATAAAATGTTATTAATTAACAGATTAATTAACAGATTAATTGACAATAATAATAATAATAATAATAATAATAATAATAATAATAATAATAATAATAATAATAATAATAATAATAATAATAATAATAATAATAATAACATTACAAATCAATAATTAATATACTTAAAAATATGAATATATATATTTATATTATAATGAATTCAGATACTAAAGAACAATTAATTAATAATATTAAAGAATGGGTCAATATTGATAACGAATTAAAACAATATCAAAAAGATATGAAATTAAAAAAAGATAAAAAAAAGAAATTAACGAATATAATTCTTAATGTAATGAAGGATAAAGAAATTGATGGTATTGATATAAATGGTGGAAAACTTATTTATTCACAAAATAAAGTTAAAGGAGTTATTAATAAGAAAACATTACTTACCTGTTTAGATACATATTTTAAAAATGATAGTAAAAAGGTTGAAGACTTAACCAATTATATTTTAGAAAATAGAGAAATTAAAATAAGTGAAACAATACGCAGAAAAATAGAAAAATAAATATTTCATCATATTAGTGTATATATGAATTCAAATATTAATCCATATATTACAACAAATATATCATATGATGATATTATAAAAGATGATTATATACAAGACAACTCTGATATATACACAATTATCAATATTAATTCTACAAATATTTTAAATAATAATATAGATATTATAGATACAAACTATAATAAACCTACTTATTTTCCATTAGATAATAAAATTAATAAATATATTCCAAATATATCGTCGTCTTTTAATATACAAGATTATAATATTGAAAGTCAAAAATATATTTATAATTTAAATATAATACCAGAATATCCTGCATTAACTAAAAAAGCACATATTATTATTTATACTATTAATAATTTTAATATAAATCCTTTTTTGCTTTTTTTATTATATAAAAAAAATAATATAATAGATTTTTTATATATTGATGAATCTAATAATGGTGATTTATTTTATAAAATGTTTAAAATATCAAAAACTAATATAGAATATTCTGGTTATAAAATGTATAATGATGATATATTTTTATTTTTTAAATATGTAGAAAAAAATAACACTAATCTGTTAAATATAACCAATAATAATACTTGTTGGGTTACTATACACGAATTAATTAATTTACAAACATATATAGATATACATATTCCAACAAATATTATGCTATTTTTTATTAATAATCCAGACATTATTTTATTATATAAAGAATGTGGTGATAAATTATATGAGATTCCTATTATTGCATATACCAATAATAATTATAATGATTTTATTTTTATAAAAAAATTTGGCATTAAACGAAATGACAATAAAGCATTATATGGACCATTTTATTATTTTTATAATTATAATAATATACAAAATAATATACAAAATAATACACATATAATCAGATATGTTTTATTTTTAGGGAAACACGATATTATTAATATAAATCCTAATGATTTAAATACTTTAAATACTTATGATATATGTGTAAATAACCTGAACTCAAAATATAACTCTATAGTAGTTAATAATATATATATTATTAGACAATATGAGCAACAAATACCTTTATCATATTATATTCTATAATATTTTATATAATATATTAATATATTATATATATTAATATGAATGCATTTTTAAAAGGACTACTTATATTTATAGGCTCTATAATATGTATATCATTTATTACTAAAATATTTAATTTATTGGATATTCAATTTTCTTCATACGGTCCTTATTTATTATGGACTATTTTAATTGCTATTTTTTATATAGTATTACCAAAAAAAACAGGTGAAATATTTCAATAATTAAAAACATATATCATTATCTATATTAATAAGTTGTCCAGATGATAATTGAGGTGTTTGGGGAAATTTTGCATTATTTACAGTCAATATTATATTTTTTAAAAAATCTCTCCAAGAACATATTGGTGTTTTTGCAATAACCTCACTGAACGCCCAAGTTAACGCACCACCTTCTTGTTTACCTAGAAATGCTTCATAACTGTATTGTGATTCTGTGCTACCACTGATCATTATAACATTGCTTGGTGTTATTGTTTCTTTTTCATTTTCGCTAATATTATAATCTGTTATGCTATTATCATATTTATATTTTAAATCCATAACAGAACCACTATAACAACTATCAAAAAAACCAAATAATGAAACATTAGGTTTTAAATATGTATTTATTATATTTTTAATTTCATCATCTATTAAAATATTACCATCTATTGGTACTATAGCTTGATCATATAAATAACCAACTTCATCTTTATTATAATCAAATACTTTTGTTCCGTGACCACTATAAAATAAACACACAAGGTCTCCGCTAACTGCATTCTCTAGCATATTTTTAAGGGTTTGAATAATGACTGATTTTGTAGGTTTTATAGGTGTATTATCTGTTAATAATATAATATTTGTGAAACCTCGATTAGTTAATATAGAATTAACTAATAATGCATCATTAATACACCCATTCAATTCATATGATTTTCCAATATAATTAATACCAATAATTATAGCAAATTTTCGCTTAATTATACATATTGGTGCTGATTGTATTGTTGTATTTATTTGAACTTCTTGATTATTAAAATATAATTTAAGATTATTAAGGGATTTTGTATAGAGTGTATTTTGTGCGATTAATAATTTTTTTTTAATTACAATGCTTACTTTCGATATATTAATATTAGTAATATTTTTTGTATAATTTGCGTTAAGTTTAGTTATTAAGCTATTGCAATATTGAGCTAAATCTGTTAATTTGGTATTTCTAAATATTATAATCTCTCTATTCATACTTTATATATATATATAAAATTTAAATAGACATGTATTATTGTATATAAATAGATACATTAAATCATAAGATTGATAATATTTAAAAAGAATTAATTAAATTGGTTAATAGAGAGATTAGATAGTTTAAATTTTTATATATTATTCTCTCCAGTTATTATAATAGGATTATCATCAACCTGTAATTTAACATTTTGAACAAGTAATTTATTTTGAGCATTTAAAATATTTTGAGAATTTAACGCTTGTTGTTGTTTAAGTTTTTTATTATTTTGATGTTTAATAACCCATGATGATATTACTGCTTTTGTAATATTTTCTTGATCGTTTTCTAAATTTTCAATAATCTCATCTTCTGTTGGGTGTCTACCATATTGATCTAAGAATTTTGAAGTAAATTCAGTAATTTTTTTATCTTTATTATCCATCGCTATTTTTCTTTTTACCACATCTCGTATATTATTAGAAGATTCATTAGATACTAATTTATTAGATTGAAATGGTTTATATACAGAATTTCTAACACTTTCTAATACATTGCATATTTCTGGTTTTTTTACTAATTTAAACGCATTTTGTTGCTCTGTTAATGAATTTATATTATAAGAGATATCTTCTGGAATATTCATTAATATTTTTTTTATTTTAGTTATAAGCATTTTTTTAATAGTAGGTGTTTTTTTTTCAAAAGTATTTTGAAAGCGTTTAATAATAATCTCTTCTATATTTGGACTAGTCTCCATTAGTCTATCAAATTCTTCAGTACAATGTTTAATATATATTTCAACATTTTGTCTTTCTGTAGGACATTTTGATATTTCTACTTTAATTTTTCTATAAAATTTATCCCATGATATAGCAGCAACTCTATGAGCTTCATTTAATTGAGAAATTTTTAAGAAATTTTGCACAGTAGTAATTATACCGGCAATAATATTTATTCCTCCTATGAACATTGCATAATCTGATTGCAAATTTGGTGGGACACGATTTTGTGCAAAATTTGCAGCACCTGTTAATGTGCTCATTACAATTACTGGTATAGTGAACCAAGTATTAAAACAATTGTATCTTTCATAATTTTTGGTATGCATCCAATTATAGCACATGGCTTTATCAGCCCATTCTACTAATATATTTACATGCTCATCTGTCCATATAATTTTGGAGTTAGCAAATATATGTTTTTCATCTAATGTTTGTGTTTCACTCATTATATATACTAATAAATAAAATTATAGCATAATATTATGAGTAATAGTGCAACGAATAGTATGAATACTAATAATAGTATGAGTAATAATGACCTTATTCAATTAAGGCATAATTTTGATGATATTAAATTATCGCGCTTAAGTATTAATTCATTATTTAAAACAATACAAAATTTTAAACAAAAAGTAAAAGATAATTATATGAATTATATGCAAAGAGATAAAACAATAGACTCAAATTTATTAAGATTTGCATTGGATTCATTTTGTTTTAAAATTTCATTAATAGAATTTGAATATATTAATCTAGAAAAAATGTTTGAACTAATAAACAATAGAATATATTGCGAATATTATAAATTATTAAAACTTATTTCTAAATATGCTATAGAAAATATATATAATGAAAAAATTAAAACAATGTGCAATTTAAAAAATAAATATCCAGTATATAAAGATCTAGAACCATATAAATCATATAATTTTGATTTAGTTAATAATATATATAATGATATTATTCAAATATTACAAGAAATGACAAATTATTATAATTCCAATAAACAAGAAATGGATTCAGAAAAAAATATTTATATTAATGGACTAAATATAGATAATTATATTACAACTCTTAATTATAATAATAATATATTAATACAAAATATTAATTTGTATTCAAATTATTTACAATTTTTTAATAAATATAATTTAAATTATTTAACAGATTTAAAAGATAAATTAGATTTATTAGAAAAAAAAATAACACAAATTAGTCAGATTTCAATATCTACTGATTTAGATAAAGCTAGTTAACTTGCAGAAATATTATATATAAAATATTAATACTAATTTATTTTTCTCACTTCATTATTTATCCAATCATAAGTTAATTTAATACCTTTTTCTAGTGGATATATAGGTTCCCATCCTAACTTATCTTTAATTAATTTATTATCGGAATTTCTACCTCTTACACCTACACCATGAAAATCTTTATTATTAATAGTTAATTGTTTGCCTGATATATTAATTATCATATTCATAAAATCATTCATATTAATCATTTCTTCCGAACCAATATTTACAGGTCCTTTGAAGTCAGATTCCATTAATCTTAAAATACCTTCTATACAAGAATCAACTAATAAAAAACTTCTTGTTTGTTTTCCATCTCCAAAAACTTCAACAACATCATTATTTCCTGCTAAAGCAACTTTTCTACAAAATGCGGCTGGTGCTTTTTCTTTCCCACCTTCATATGTACCATATGGGCCATAAATATTATGAAATCTAGCAATACGAATATCTAATTTTGGAAAATCTTTATGAAAAGCAAAATATAGTCTTTCACTAAATAATTTTTCCCAACCATATTCGCTATCTGGCTCAGCAGGATATGTACTATCTTCACTGCATTTAGGATTATTTGGATCTAATTGATTATATTCAGGATATACACAAGCTGATGAAGAATAAAATATTTTTTTAACATTTTTTTGTGAACAAATTTGTAATACATTTAAATTTATCATACATGAATTATGCATAACATCTGAATCATGTTCCCCTATATTAATATACGTTGAACCACCCATATCTGCTGCAAGTTGATATACTTCATCTATAGTATCATCAATTATTACATCAACTCTAATTAAATCTCTTAAATCTGCTATAATAAATTCATCAGCATCTGTTTTTTTAAACTCGTGATATTTAATATCAACACCTCTGACCCAATTGCCTAAAGATTTTAATTTGGTAATTAAATGTCCACCAATAAATCCACCACCTCCTAAAACAACAATCCTTTTCATTTAATATATTAAATATATAAATATATAACTATATATTTAGATATACGTATATCTAAAAATATAAATATATATAAATATATATATTATTTATATATATATATTATTTATATACTTATGTCTAAAACTCTTGTTATCATTTTAGCAGAAACTAGAGCACATGAGATAACTTTTAATAATTTTAAAAAAAATGTAATAGATGAGTTAAATGCGGATTTGTGTGTATGTATCGGAGTTAAACCTGATTATAATTATGATAATCCTTTTTATAATTTAGCAAAATACAAATTTATATATAATGAACCATATGATTTTGGTGATGCATTTGAATATGCATATAATATAATATCTTTAACAAAATCTAAATATGAATGTCTTAAAAATGTGAATGCTGTACATGGTAAAATAAAATATCCACAACAATCTAGTGAAAATATTACGTATTATGGAAATGATGAAAATATAATAAATTTTGATAACTTTGATGATGATGAAATAATAGTTCATACAAAAGATTTTTCAGATGATTTTTGGAAAAATCAAATTTATGGAGTAAAAAAAAGTGCAGATAATAATCTAGATAATTTAATAAGTGAACAAAATATAAATACATATAAAACTCATTTATATTGGCGTGAATTTTTAAAAATAAAAGACCATCTTTTAGGAGGAATAAAAGATAATTATAATGAACATGTTGGTTCTGCTGGTATATTAATATTTTTTAGATGGTTTTTATTAAAAAATTTAATAGATAATGATTTAATAAATAAATATGATAACTTTATTATTACAAGAAGTGATTTTATATATCAATTACCTCATCCAAAAATACAACTTATGAATGAAAATTACATATGGATACCAGATAGTGAAAAATATGATGGATATACTGATAGGCATGTGGTTTTATTTAAAAGTAATATTGAGTCTTATTTGAATATATTAAATAATTTTGTGCTTAGGTCAAATGAATATTTTATGAAAATGAAAAATAAATATAATTGGAATCTAGAACAATTAATAATATTTCATTTATACCAAAATAATGTATTACATCTTGTAAAAGAAATACCTTATGTAATGTATTCTGTAAGAAATATAAATGGGACAACACGATGGGCGAGCGGTAATTATAATACAAAATTAGGTTATTATATAAAATATCAAACAGAATTTGATATATCAACTTATTATAAAAATATATTTAATACATCTGGATTAACGATTGATGATTTTTATAAAAAATATATATTAGAAAAAATTACGTAAAATTTTATGTATATTATATACAAAATATTAATACTAATTTATTTTTCTCACTATTATATTTAAATCCTTCATAATTGTAATCTATATTGCTTTTTAAAATATTTGTTTTTTGTAATATTTCTATAATAGTATTATGAGAAATATTTTTTAAACATATATCTAATTTTTCAGAATCTAAATATATGGATTTTTCTATAAATTTATCATCATCTTCATTATACACATGATAATATAAAGTTGTATTATCAATATTATCTATTAAACTACAACCTTTATTACTAATATTTTTATAAAAATTAAATATCATTATTTATATATTTATATTAAATATTATATATAAATAATGCTTTATACGTTAATATTTTAAATATAATAAAAAATTGAAATAAACATATTTTATATATAATATTTAATATAAATACTAATATGGAGAGACGAATTAATAAAAAATGCGAACTTTATATGCAATCATTTAAAGATGATATAAAATCTTGGGGTAATGCTAATGAAATATCAAGTCATCCCGAATTCTCTCAATTAATGCAATATATATATGATTATCATAATTTTAATATTGAAAAATCTGATTTTCAAAAGAGAAAAAGAATTAAAAATATTGTTCCTCAATATGATCGTTGTAATGCCAAGAGAGCAAATGAAGAACAATGCACTCGTCGCAAAAAACTCGATTTTGATTTTTGCGGAACACATATTAAAGGCGTTCCACACGGAAAAGTTCAAATAGAAGAAAAAATGCAATGTTTAGTATTAAATAAATTAGAGGTATTTGTTCAAGATATACAAGGAATACATTATTATATAGATATATTTAATAATGTTTATAAAACAGAAGATATTATTAATAATTCTAAAACCCCCACAATTATAGCACAATATATTAAAAATCATAAAGGTGAATATACAATACCATCATTGGGTATATATTAACCAATTTTCAATCTTTCAAATGAATCCATATCATAATCTATTTCATTATTATATATCATAGTATCATTAATATCTTCTACATGATATATCGCATTAGTATTACTATTAATGCTTTCTTCGTCAAAAATGTCATCAGCTATAATATTATCAATATTAATAGTATTAACAATATTAGTGTTATGTCCATCTTCTATCATAATATTATTATTACAAATAAAGCAAGTAAATACATTTGTTTCATGAATATTTCTTATAAAACAATTAGCATGAAAACGATGATTACATGCTGTTATTATAATATTATTATTTCCCGTCAATTCTCTCCAACAAATACCACATTCATGAATGATTATATTCATCTTAAATATATATAAGTGTTAAACATATTCTTTTAATATACTTATTTCAATTTTTTATATAATGTTTATAAATATTATATAATGAATAATGAAGAAATCATTATAGATTGTCCACATTGTAACAAAATTATTATCATATATAAAAAAGATATAAATTGTGCTATTTTTAGGCATGGAGTATTTATAGTATCATTAGAGCAGATTAATCCTCATACATCTCAATTATTATGTGAAAAATATATAAGAGAGAAAATTATATATGGATGTGGGAAACCATTCAGTTTAAAAAAAAATGATACTAATTATTATGCAGAAATATGTGGGTATATATAATAATATAATCTCAAGTATAATATATGATTATTTCAAATGAATCTGCAATCGTTTCAATTAGTAATAATGAACCCGATTATTCAAATACTTATACTGACTCTATTTATGTTAAAGTTCTCATATTATATATTATAACTGTTGTAGTCTCGTGTATAGCATATATTATAAGTATGTCTATAATATAGTATAATATATTATAATATAGTATAATATAGTATAATATAGTATAATATAGTATAATATCCTTACTTAAAGAAATTTTACTTTTTTAACTTTAAATCTATAGGATTTTTTTTCATTTTGGACATAGAAAAACCTTGTCCATTTTTTAGAAATCCAAAATAGATTTGAAAATAACGAAGAAAATAGCCCAAAGCATAATTTTTATATAAAAAAACGAAAACGAGAGCATAATGCTCTAATCTCGTTTTTTGCTAAAAACTCAAAAAACATTTTTTTTCTATAACAAAAAAAAAGACTATACAACCAAATACAACGAAAAAAGATGCAAAAAATGTATTATTTATATATGTATAATATATTACATCGTATAAGATATAACAATATTTATATTTATATCCTATCGTACTACCATAAAGTAAAATACAACAAAAATACAACACTTTAATGCAAAATAATGCAAAAATATATGCTCTCTGTTGCGTAATAATATAGTGAAATTATTTAAATATAATATGTATATATGAATATGCCAAATCTGCATTATTTTAAATTAATTACACTTGCTTGTATCACCATTTTACTAGGAACATTATTATGAACACCTGAATATACTTTACCATAAAATAACTATTATAGATAAAGTTAATTTTCATAAAATTATACATCATGATACTACTAATAAATATTCACGAACTATAAATTTAAGGACGTAATCATTGTGTAATATGTGTCTGTTTTTTTATTATTAATTCCAAATTTATTTAATATTAATATTTTTAGTAAAAAAATAGTAATATATTCAGCAATATGGTATACTGCTACTCATATATTTAATTATAGTATGATAAAAAATAATTATCATATTCAACATCATAAAACACCAGAATTTAATTATAGTCCAGAAATATTAGATATGTTATTTGATACAAAATATGATGCCAACTTTGATGATGATTTCTTTCTTATAAAAGAATTAATACCAGTTATTATAGGATTTATAATTGTATTATATGCTTCAAAAATAGGTATAAATGATGTAATATCTAAATGCGACAATATACCAGACCATATACAAGATATTAATATAGAATTGCTTAAGACAGAATAAATTTTATTGCAATATTTTGTCTTTGGTGTCTTCTGTTAAATGAATTCTATCTACTATATTTTCTACTATTTTTTCTGTCTTATTTTCCATTGTATCTGTAACTGTTTTGACTATATGCATATAATTATCTTTAATTTTATCATTCATCATCCAATTTGGTTTATCTGCTATATATTTAGTAATATTTCTAGTTTGTATTTTTGATATAGTATATATTGCTTCATGAGTTTTCTCTCGTTCTTTATCTTCTATCCATTTATCTTGTTTAATAAACATTCTTTTTCTTTTTTTATCACTACACCATAAAGGGCGCTGTATTAATGGCAATTTTTCTAAATTAGAGAGAAAGAGATTTGTAATTCCTTGAGTTAAACCTTTTTCTTTTGTAAATAATAAATCTGCAATAGTTACTTGTATTGTATTTATAAAATCTGTGAGAGACATTGCGTCTTTACATTGTTCATTTAAAAATATATTTATATTTTGATTAATATTATTACTAGTATTATTATTTCCTATTTTGGGAATTAATTCTTTAATAGTTGTTTGCAGCTCTTTATTTTGTTGTAATAAATTATTAATTACTATAGTATAATCCACTTTAAGTTCTTCGTTATCATCATTTCCATCATTTATGGTTAAATCTTGAATAATGCATTTTTTTTTATGATTATATAGAGATGCTCTATATGGATATGATTTTCCACAAGTGCAACCAAATATTTCTGCATTTTTCTGCATTTTTTTTAATGTAGGTGTTGTATTTATTAATTTTTTATGTTTTTGAGTTGTTATATGTGTATTATAATTTGCTTTATTGCTCGTATTAAATGCACATAATATACATTCATATTTTTTTGCATTTTTTTGCATTTTTTTTGTTGTCATTATTGTATATAATATAATAATATTTTCTTTATATATTTATACAATAGTAAATAAGAAATATATTAAGATTGTTCAAGATATTTAGACCATAATGTGAATATTAATATAACAAAATATATGTTTATTACACAGTAATTTATAATAATGTTAAAAATATAAAAATATTATAAATACTTTATAAATATGGAAGAATTAGATTTACATATAGAAAATTATAATTTAAAAGAATTATTAGTATTATTTAATTTAGATTATAATTTTAATATCGACGATTTAAAAAAAGCAAAAAAAATAGTATTAATGACACATCCAGATAAATCTGGATTAAATAAAGATTATTTTTTATTTTTTACATCTGCATATAAATTAATATATAACTTATATGATTTTCGGTATAAATCAACAAATAATAATACAAAATATACAGAATATATTTTAGAGAAAAATGAAGAAAATGAAAAATTATTGAATGCTTATAATATACAAAATAAACCAGATTTTAATAAATGGTTTAATGATATGTTTGAAACATCTCAAATACCAGACTTAAATAAATCAGCAGGGTATGGTTCATGGTTAGTGAGTGATGAAGATATAGAAACACAAATAGCAACAAAAAATACAATGAATTCTATAATAGAGGATAAAAAAACTAAAATGAGAAGTTTAATTATACACAATCAATATAAAGAGATTACAAACACATCAAGTTTATATGATTTAACTACAGAACAACCGGATACATATTCGTCTGATATATTTAGTAAATTATCATATGAAGATCTTAAAAAGGCTCATACTGAATCTGTTGTGCCTGTAACAATAGATGATTATAATAATAGAAAACAATATAATATTAATGAACTAATAAATACAAGAAGTATACAAGATACAGAGAGAAATAGCGTTGAAATGCAAGATGTAGGTATGAATAAATTATTGGAACAAAAAGAATTAAGAATTAAATCAGATATGGAACGAGCATACACATTAGCAAAACAAGATGAAAAAATACGAATTGTTAATGATACTTGGTGGAGCAAATTAAAACATATAACAAATTAATAAAATATAATGTTTATAATATATGAAGATTTTAAATTCTATTGCAATAGCAATAATGTCAATAGTTCTTGGATTATTGTATAATAAATATAGATATAAATATGGATTTGGCGAAGATTTTGATCAGTATAAATTAATTAAAAAATATTTATTAGAAGATTCTTCATTATCTAATACAAAAAAACCATTATTATGGATACATTTAAATTACAATAAAAATTCAAGACATTGGAAAAGTTTTTATTCAAGAAATAGCACAGATTTAAATCAACCATATCAATATCTAACCATTAATAGTATAATTAACCATTGTGGTAAATCATTTAATATAGTAATAATAGATGATAATACCTTTACTAATATAATACCTGGTTGGTCGCACGATATGTCTTTAGTGCCTTATCCTATTAAAAACTATTTGAGAGAGTTAGCAATGGCAAAAATTTTATATAGTTATGGTGGTATAATAGTACCATCATCTTTTATTTGCACAAAAAATTTAATAGATATTTATAATAAAAATTATAATAATGGTCCATTTATTGGAGAATTTGTAAATAAAAATATAACAAATCAAATGGGAACACAATTTTGTGTAAATACAAAATTTATGGGTAGTCTTAAAGAAAATTCACATATATTATCATTAATTAATTATATAGAAGTATTGCTCTCTACAGATTATACAAATGAATCAGAAATTACTGGAAATATCTCTCAAAAATGCCAAAAAATGATAGACTCTGGAGAGATTACAAAAATAGATGGAGGAATACTAGGGACAAAAAATAATGATAATAAGCCTGTAATGATAGACGAATTAATGCATGATTCATTTATAGAATTTATGCCTACTTGCTATGGTATTTATATACCAGCAGATGAAATATTAATGCGAACTAATTTTGAATGGTTTGCGCGTATGAATGCAGAACAAGTATTATCTAGTAATACAAATATAGGTAAATTGTTATTAATCAATAGTATTGCTCAATAATATTTGTATTAAATTATTTGTAAATAGTGCAAGTTCGATTTCATCTTCATGTATATTGTGAAATATAGAAATATATTTACATAGTAATTTAATAATCTCATATTTTTTCAACTCATTTTTATTTATCATATAATCACTTTTAATAAATATAAAATAATTATCAAATATATCCATAACTGAATATCCATTATCAAATATATCATATAATATTTTTATTGCACCAGTTACATTATTTTGCATACACATTTGTGTATATAATTCAAAATCTATAAAATTTATATTAGTGCATAAATGTATCGCTGTTTGTTTATTTATAAATCTATCTATTAATTTAATTTTTTCCATATAATTAATAAGTGTGCGTATAGAATTATTAGATATAGATAATATAAATTTTTCTGCTTCTTCATCCATATTAATATTTTCCATTAATTTAATATTATCTAATATATTTTTAAAATGATTTGGTTTAAAATATTTTATTTTTATAATATTTAGACGTGATTGTATACTATCTATTATTTTTTGAGTATTAGTGCAAGATGCAATGAAATGGACATTATTACTATATTTATCAATGTAATTTCTAAACACTTGTTGACTTTGATCATTAATTATATCCATATCATCAAGAATGACAAATTTTTTTTTATTTAAAATAGTGCTTTTTGTTTGACAAAAAGTTTTAACATCTGACCTATAAAATGATATTCCTTGTTCTTTTAGTGAATTAATATATAAAACATTAGAAATATCATAATTATTACCATAATATTCTTTTATAATAGATTCAATAATAGATGTTTTACCGATACCACTATTTGCTACTATTAAAATATTAATACTATCAATTAATATAAAAGTATTAAGTAATTGAAATAAGTTTTCAGCTAAATTAAAATCAATCAGTGTTTTTGGTTTATATTTTTGAATGAAAGATTTTTCCATATTATGTAAATATTTAAATAAGTTAATATGTATTTATATTTATCCATTAATAAATATATTAATGGATAAAAATTATTATGATATTTTAGGAGTATCAAATGATGCATCTCATGATGAAATTAAAAAGGCATATAGAAAATTATCATTAATACATCATCCTGATAAAAATGGCAATCATGAAGATGATAAATTTAAAGAATTAAATGAAGCATATACCATTTTATCTGATATTAATACTAAAAAAAATTATGATAATCGTAATGCTAATGGAAATATATCATTTGATGATTTAAATGTTCAGCATATAAATCCAAATGATATATTTAATATGTTATTTGCTGGTGGAAACGGATTTTCAAATATGTTTAATAATACTTCATCAAATATTCATATTTTAAGAAATGGCATCCCTGTAAATTTATCACAAACAATGCAAAAGCCAATACCTATTATTAAAAATATAGATATTACTTTGGAGGAAGCATATACTGGATGCACTAAATGCATAGAAATTGAACGATGGATACGCAATGAATTAGGAAATACAAAAAATGAAAAAGAAACGATATATGTATTGATATCTAAAGGCATTGATGACAATGAAATTTTATTAGTTCCTGAAAAGGGCAATATTATATCAGATACCAATAAGGGAGATATTAAATTATTTGTTAAAATAATAAATAATACACAATTAAAGAGAGAATGTCTTAATCTAATATATTATAAATCTCTTACATTTAAAGAATCATTATGTGGATTTTCATTTGATTTACCATTTATTAATAATAAAATATTGAAAATAAATAATACTAATGGAAATGTTATATGTAATGGATATAAAAAAATGGTTCCCAATTTAGGATTAGAACGAGATGGACATAAAGGCAGTTTAATCATAGAATTTTCCGTGATATATCCTGAATCATTAACACTAGAACAAATAACAGCTCTTAATGATATTCTTTAAATTTTATTCTTTTAAATATATTATAAATTTTCCATTGTTGTTTTTTCTCCATGGCACTCTCTACACAAAGCTATTAGATTAGAAACTTCATTAGAGCCACCATATTCTAGACGCGTTTTATGATCTACTTCAAACCAAGCAGTAAGTTGTTTTGTGCATTTCCCACATTTCCAATTTTGGCTTGATGCTACGAATTTTTTTTTAGTCTCACTAACAGAACGTTTAGTGGGACCTTTTACATTAACGTTATTTGATGTATGTTGTATAGTGGTATTTTTATTACTACTATTATTATCAGTATTGGTATTGTATTGGTCGTATGAAAAATTATTATTTTTTGTTAAATCAAATATAGGGTTTAATAAATTAGCTGTATTTTTATCAATTGGTGCATATTTTATTAAATTATTCGCATGAATTAATAAACTTTTAGAATGTGCTGGGTGTTTTTTTGAAAATATATAAATTGATAATCCTAAAAAACCTATAAAACCCATTTGATAATATTTTTTCCAAGATTTTAACATATTAGTATATTTTCCATCATGATATATATTAAGTATTATAAACCCACAAATTATAAAAATAAATAATCCTATGTGCATTTATATAAGTATTATATTTATTATTTATTAATTATTATTTAATTTCTTTGTATTTTTTATAGGTTTTTTCATATGTTTTCTTGTAGATTTTTTGTTATATTTTTTGTTATATTTTTTGTACTTTTTATTACTTTTATTATTGATTGAATAACCTCCACTTATTGGTATTGCAGATTTAAATTCTTTAAATGAAAGCAATTTAACATCATTTGTTAATTCTAGAATATTGATTTTATTAACAGAATACGCATCATTTAACATATATCTTTTTAATATTTCTTGTAATTTAGATTCAAATTTACGCGTATTATCATCATTTTTTAAAAATAAATTATTTAATACTAATAAATTTGAATAACATATTAAAAACCCCCATATATCAACATTATATCTAAATACTTCATTAAAATACAAATTGCTATTAAATATATAATTAATATCATCTTTATAATGTGATGTATCTAATGTATTAATATTATTATTTTTATTATTATAATTTATTGCATATATTATATTATTTTTATTTATTATATTACCTCTACTATTATCAATTGATATATATTTCATCACAATATTAGTTAAATAATCTAGCAGAAATTTTTTAATACTTATTTCATTTTCACCATTAATTTTAGAAAATATAGTAATAAAAAAATCATAATGCGCTTTTGATGAATCGCTATCATTGATAATATCCAATATATATTTATTTAAAATAATATTTATATTATGTCTTGTTATTATATCAGCGGGTTGTATAGATTTATTATCTATTAATTTACTATAATAAATATAATTTAACATTTTTTTTAAAAATAATTTAAATTTTTGCCCAAGTATAATAGCACTTGGTAAACAATTATATTGAAAACTCCATGAGTTTGAATACATTTCGGGTATTTTTTCTTGATTGATTATTGCACTTAATCCCCAATCTATTATTCTTATTTTGTATTGTGTATCTATTAAAATATTTTCCATTTTTAAATCCAGATGTAAAATATTTTTTTTATTCATCGGTGTAATTCCATTATTTAAAAGATCTATTAAAGAAGTATTGATTTTATTAAATGTTATTTTAGTTAAATGATTATTCTTAATAAAATATAATAAATCTACACCACCATCAGTAATATTAATTATTTTTAAGTTTTTTAATATATTAGGATCATTAACATTTTGTTTTTTTATGCCTTTTTTATTTAAAATTGCACACGTATTATCAAAATCGTTAAGGTCTATTATTGTGTCTAATTTTTTAGGATTACATATAGAAGTATTTGATACAATAAAATAATTTTTATTATTTGGAATAGTTGCTAATATTTTTGAAAATTGTGTAATAGTTTTTATTTCATCTTCCATATCCTTTTTAATTCCTAATTTACTTATCATTCCATCTTGTCTTGTATTTTTACCGTCGCATATAAGTTGTGGTTTAAATACGCACCCATATGAACCTTCTGCTATAGCTTTTCCTCCAATTTGTTTAGATTGTATCATATTATATAAATATTATCAATATAATATTTTTTGACATTTGAGTGTTTTTTTATCTATACGATATCCTTTTTTACATTTTTTATTTTTAATAGATTTTTTTATAGATATTTTATTAGATTTTTTATTAGATATTTTATTAGATTTTTTATTAGATATTTTATTTGAATTAGGATTATGTATTGCTAATAAATTCTCTTGTTTTTTATTAAATAAAAGAGATTGTATATCTAAAATAAGTTCACTATAATTAATAGCTTTATTAGAATATGTATTATAATATATATATTTATTGCATAATTGGTGTAATTTATGCAATAGTGTATTTTTTGATAATAGACTATCAGTCCATTTTGTATTATTATCTATAATATATGAATATAAATCATTATAACATGTTATAAATCCAAATATATCTACATTTTTTTTATATACATCATTAAAATACTTTTCACTTGAAAATTCATATGTATTTTTATTTGTATATGTAATAATTGCTTTAGCCAAATATCTTATAATTATAGATTTAAATAAATGAGCATCATTATTTATTTGATAATTTCCTTTAGCTTTATAATATTTAACATAAAAATGTTTCATATAACTAAGATGTCCTTCATATTGTAAATTATATATTTCTGGCATTAATTTATTAAGTAATGGTAATATGTATTCATATTTTAGATAAGTATTTGATGCTAGTGCTTGAGGTTTAATATCTAGTAATGCTTTTTTTATTAATTGTCTAACATCTTTATTTAATAAGATATTAGTTATTGGACAATTAAATTGTATCGGTCTATTAAGTGCTTGTTCGGGGATATTTTTATTATTTTGTATTCCAGCCAATCCCCAGTCAATTATTCTTATCGTATTTAAATTATCTATAACCATATTATCCATTTTTAAATCAAAATGATATATATTTTTTGCATTCATAGGTAATATTCCACCAGTTAATAAGAGTAATAATGAATTATTAAATGTATCAAATATTTCTTTATTAAATGTTTTAAAATAATTAAATATATGGCTACCACCATTTGGTATATTAAGTATTTTAAATTTATTAAGATTATTATTAATGTTATGCTCCGTTACATTAACCCTACTTATTATTTTATTGCATGTAGTATTAAAATCAATAAAATCATGTTGGTCTAATTTATCTGGAATACACGATGAAATATTAGATATAATAAAAAAATTATTATGATTTGGTATTTGCTCTATTAATGGAACAAATTTTTTAATTTCATTTAATTCTTGATCGGCGTGTTTTTTTATTAATAATTTACTAATACCATGTGTCCGCATTTTCTCTCCTTTACATAGTAGTGCTGGATTAAAGACACACCCATATCCACCAGATGCAATTGCAGATGCCCCAAATTGTTTATGGTTATGTGATAACATTATATATAATATAAATATTTTATTAAATATAATAACATAACAATAATACACAAGAATATTATTTTATGTTTTAATTTATAATAATCTATAAATGTATCTTTTATTGGTTTATAATTATTATAATATTTAATTAATGATTCTGACATAGTTATTTCTGGTAAATTTAGTTCAATATTTATTTTATTATGTATAAAATGAAACCATTTAATGAGAGAATCACGAGAATCAAGATATGGCGCAACAGGATATTTATCTAAAAGACTACTAAATTTATCACCTATTTGTTTAACAGGAATAAATAATGGTATATTATGAATAAATTCATAATATTTTTTTTTACTAATATCATTTGGCATTAAAGGATATCCCAATGTAATAGTATGTAA